GAAAGAGGAGAAGGTAGAAGATCCTAAAGTAGAAGAGGTTCAGACACCTGCTAACCCAATGAGTGAATTCACCGAGGAGGTGAAGAAGGCTACAGCACGTGGACTTGATCCAAATCGTACAGTAGACTTGCTTAATCTCAGTCACTCTTATTTCCACGACCCAGATGCTGCAGCAGAGCGTTATGGGATTAAGAGAGAAGTAGCTGTTAAGATGGATCAGTGTACAGCTATTGGTGTTATGACTATGTTTGCTCAGGAAGTAGCTCTTGCTGACACCCCATGGTCTCGTACAATGCGTCCAGCAGTACTGGAGAGCATGGCAGAAGTTGCGAAGGAGATTGGTGTAACAATCAACCTCAAGTCATTACCAGCTCCTGACAAGGATGGTAACGTAACTATTACCCAAGAGAACGTGAAAGTCTCTGCGGAAACTAAGAAGAAGCTTAAGGAGGAGAAAGAACTCCTTGAGGAGAAGCCAGAATTGGATATTAATAAGATTGAGAATAAGATGCAGCTCCGCAAGAGCCTTCTTATCTTCTTGTCTGAGCGCAAGGATTATCTCAACAACATTCAGAAGGCTATCAGTCTTTATGCAGCATATCTGGAGAAAGAGAAAGCCGACGCCACCAAGGGCATGTCTCGCATTCAGTTGTTGCATAACCTTATCGAGCTTGTTGGAGAGGCTCCGATCGTAATGAATGGAATTGGTTCCTTTCTTTACACCGTTACCGCTGCAACAAAGTCTCCAGTACCAGCCTTTTGTCACCTCAAGAATACGGTTACAGATCGCACCACAGGAAACTGTGAGTATGAGAATCAGTTTATAGCTGATGTCGTACGCGAACTTGTAATCTGGAAGGCTAATCTTTACAAGGCTAACAATAAGAAGTCTATTGAGGCTGTAAAGAAGAATCTTGAGGTACTCAAGAAGGATTCTAAGAAGAATGAGAAGGCTATCAAGGATCAGGAGGAGCGTCTTGAGACACTTGAGAATGGCTTTAAGGTATTTGATACAACTATCTCATACGTTACAGAGCCTTCTGCAGATCCTATCGAGTCTTTCATTGAGAAGCGTGCAGAGAAGGATCGGGTAGTGATGAAGATGTTCAAGTCTCTTACTGAGAGTCTTTATCGTGGCACCAGTCTCAAAGGCGTTAAGACAGACAGCTTGCTCGCAAACATGAAGATGCAGGCTGGAGTAATAACAAACCTGTTCCGTGATCCTCACATGCAGTTCGTAAACTATAAGGAGTCTGAGATTCCTGAACTGCAGTTCATGAAGGAAGGCGAAGCTGAAGAGCCTAAGGAGGAGCCTAAAGAGGCACCAAAAGAGGAATCTAAGGAAGAACCTAAGACGGAAGGTAAGCCAGAAAAGACAGAAGAGTCAAAAAACTAATTCAGACTGCCAAAGAAAAGATTCGCGAAATTGGTAGTCGTATTGGTAAGGCTTACAAAGTCTTGAAAGGCGAGTAAATCTATCAAAGATGAAAAAGTTAACAACATTTCTCTGCAGTATGGCATTCGCTCTTAGTGGCGTCTGCCTTGCTGTGAGCAAATCAGGACCACCACCATTACCTGGAAATATGGTGGTGCATGCGGAGCCGATGAAACCAATACCAGCTCCGTTTTTCTTGAATCAGAGTAACACTGAGAAAGAAGCTAAAAAGGACACTGTGTTTACACAAGTTGTAAAACACGATACAGTCCAAGTAACTAACACAAAATTCAAGTACGTTGTAAAGGTTCGTACTGAAGCTAAAGCTGAGACTCCGTATCTCCCAGCATTTAGTATAACAATACCGAAGGGGAGTTGGGAAACCTCCCATGATTCTACAAACGTAGTGTCAGAATAAAAGAACCGAGTGTATACCGTATATAGTCGGCGCTCCTGTATATTATAAGCTATGCGCTTAGTATGCAGGAGCAGCACATTAGTTCCATATAAGGTCTCATTAGCCTTAGGAACGAATTAACTTGATCCGAAAATATGTTAGCGCTCTCAAAGCGTGAGAAACCCAAAAGATAGGATGGAAGACATTTAAGCGTGAAAAACTTATTTGTATTAGGGAAAGTGTTGTATCAAACCCTATTCATATGGAAGTGAGAACCGTCTGGTGATGGAAATATGAGAAGACACGTAAGTTGTGAGTTGACAATCACACAATACTGATACCGTATCGGAAATATATACTATGATACTATGTATATAAGAACGTTACACGAGATGAAGCTATAATAAGAAACCCCGAAGAATATAGTACATGGTATGGCTATATGAAGGCAAGGCCAAATCTATTATAGAAGTATCTACTAAAACCCAGCTCAGTGTTCCTCTACCACCAAAGTAGAGTATGAAGGAGTGAAAAAATGTATGGAGTATAACAATATCGTGAAAGGGATAATACCCACGAAGTATACCGTAACTATGCTGGCTATGTAAAACCTGACTGTTCGATTCAGTCGCCTTTTGGGTCACCTTAGGGTCCAGGGACGGGGTAAAACGCCTGATATATGAAGAAGTACGTCCGCCAGGCTTTGGTCGTTTATGCGGGATATAAAAGTAAAATGACCAGCAGGTTGGGCAATACCTGAATGCAGAAATGCTACGCGAAACGAGGCCGCGGTCAAAGTCTGATTTGAGTGTACACAGCTCTTTGGGTGGAGTGAAGATATAAGTGGTACAATGGGATGAGTTGATAAAAACAATTCTCCAATGCGATGATAACGTTACAATCATGGTAGCCGCACTCAGAGGCGATACTGGGAAAACTTTAATTAGGTAGACCTGATTCCGAATGCCATATTACCAATGGTAATGAAAGATCCGTCAACCTTCAATAGCTACAAGTATTAGTGCTTTGCATTATATTTACAATATTATATAGTCTCTACAGAGTAGTAAGCTGGTATATTATACATGAGTAAGTGTATAGCTTTAGATAAGTATTAAGAAAAGAGAGTTAGAGAGAAAACAAACATGTTAAACAAAAATGGATGTCTCCCGATAGATATACCCCTTTCGTTGTAAGAAAGAAATTGAGTCGGAAATCCGAGTGCCAACCGTAACTTTGAAAAAATTATGCAGAATAAACTATACGATTCCGTCTCGAGCTTGAGTCGCCGAACGTAACTACTAATAGGTAGCAACGGACGGTATTGAAGCAGGACAGCAAATCCTTATAGATTTATAGAGCAGTTATCAGTAAACTGATGGGCAGCAACAGAACTTAAGTACGTCCTTGTAATAAGGATAGGGAGTTAGTGACTCATTAATACATCCTGTCTCGGTGTATTAAAAAGGAATGTTGTGGGTGACAAGGGTAATGATAGGGTTAAATTCCCGAGTGTTCGTGCACTGTCTCGAAGAAATGAGAGATTAAAAACAAATGAGGAAGCTTATCCAATAGAAGAAACAGCCGTAGTATCTGTGATCCCCCTGAAGGTGAGATAGTTCGATAATGAAACGCAAATTATGTATTCCGCGTATAAGAATGAATACTAACATAAGAGATAATCTGTGGTGAATTAACAATCATCGGTAGTTACTTTTAAGTATGTGGAAAGTACGAGAAGAAATTACCAAAGTTTTTGGTGAATTTGTCGCTAACGACAAGATTAACCTTGAACTTCGTAAAGGTGAAATTCATGCACTTTTAGGAGAAAATGGAGCTGGTAAGTCCACTCTTATGAACATGCTAGCGGGGCTTCTAGAACCAACTAGTGGTGAAATTGTGGTCAACGGTCAAGTTGTAAAGCTAGATTCGCCATCAAAAGCGGCTAGCTTAGGAATTGGGATGGTCCACCAACACTTTATGTTGGTAGAAGCTTTCACTGTTGCTGAAAATATCATTTTGGGGAGTGAATTGACCAAAAATGGTGTGCTCGATATTGCTCGTGCAACTCGAGAAATCAATGAGTTGTCTGAACGCTATGGCCTTGCTGTGGATCCTACCGTCAAAGTAGCAGACGTCTCTGTCGGTGCTCAACAACGTGTCGAAATTCTAAAGACACTATATCGTGGAGCTGATATCCTTATCTTTGACGAACCGACTGCCGTTTTAACGCCATCAGAAATTGATGAATTGATGGCTATCATGAAGAACTTGGTCAAAGAAGGTAAATCCATTATCTTGATTACCCATAAGTTGGATGAGATTCGTGCTGTATCTGACCGTGTAACAGTTATCCGTCGTGGTAAATCTATCGAAACAGTCGAGATTGCTGGTGCAACTAACGCTGATCTTGCTGAGATGATGGTAGGACGTTCTGTTTCCTTTAAAACTGAGAAACAGGAAGCTCAACCTAAAGAAGTTATTCTGTCTATTAAAGACCTAGTAGTAAACGAAAACCGTGGTGTCCCTGCTGTTAAAAATCTCTCACTCGATGTTCGAGCTGGTGAGATTGTCGGAATTGCCGGTATTGATGGAAATGGTCAATCTGAATTAATCCAAGCTATCACTGGTCTTCGTAAGATTGAGTCTGGTAGCGTGGAGTTGAAAGGCCAGTCTATCGTAGGTTTACACCCTCGTCAAATTACAGAAATGAGTGTAGGCCACGTTCCAGAAGATCGTCACCGTGATGGTTTAGTTTTAGAAATGATGATTTCTGAAAATATCGCTCTTCAAACCTACTATAAGGAACCTCTTAGCAAGAAGGGAATCTTAAATTACACCAATATCATCGGGTACGCTAAGCAATTAATGCAAGAATTCGATGTGCGTGCTGCTAGTGAGATTGTTCCAGCCTCAGCTCTTTCTGGAGGAAATCAACAAAAAGCAATTATCGCTCGAGAAGTCGATCGAAATCCTGATCTCCTAATCGTGAGTCAACCTACTCGTGGTTTGGACGTCGGT